GCACCCCCTAGGAATGGTGTCCAGTTTACATTTTGTTCGTTTCCAGCACCGTAAGTGCCACTCTCATCCCGAAAAAAGAACGCCCTATAGTTGTCGTTATCAAAATCAAGCAGACAAATGCCGGAGTTCTTGACTATTGGCATAAAACCCAATACGCCATGCTGTCTGCCACCAAGAATACCACTTTGAGCGGCAAAATAAGCTGGTATTGCTGGAACATTCAACCCGCTATAGCACTTGTCGATGGTCCATGTGGCGAGGTCAATCTTTGCGCCGCCCTTAAAACCGCTGTCATACGAAATGACGTACAGCTTCCCGTTTGGTATATCCAGCCATTGGTCCGATACGCTGAGTGCTTGATAGGGTAGCGTACCCTGCACCCATCCCGTGGTGTCTCTATTCATCGACAGGTAGGAATTATATTCGTGCATGGCAATGAACAAGGAGCCGTCAGCCATCTGCACAACGTCAGGAAAATAGTAATCCCGGCTTTTTAGTGTTGTGTCTGTCAGCGGCAGAGCATCAGCCCAGGTCACCATATCGGCACTGGTGGAATAATAGATGTTGTAAATGCTTCCCGTGTCATCGATGTATGCCTGATAGGACAGAAACATCACATAGGAACCATCTGCCAATTTAGCAACCTTCACATCCCGTATTATTTGAGTAGCGACCAGACCGCCAATTGCAGGGGCCGAATCCGAATGAATAACAGTTTCGGCGCTCCAACTGGTAAAGTTTGTCGATGTTCTCATTACGAGCTCGTTGCTTGGTTTCATGTATACCAAGGCGAAGTCGTTATCCCCGCGCTTAACCACCGATATGCTTTGCACCACCGTTGTTGTGTTCCAGATGGTGTTACTAGAAACTTTAACACCGGAAGAATTGACAACGTGGGCGTACAGTCCATTTGACCAGCCGGGGTCATTGAATACAATGATGCCGATATCCCCATTGGCATTCAGCACCACGGCATCGAGCATCAGTCCGTTTGTAGAATAGGTATAATCCAGTGCCGGAATAACCCGGTTTCCAAATGCCGTCCTGTCAACATCAGAAAAGGCTATGCCTATGCCGGCGTCGCCGGAGTTGTAATCAACATTATGTATGAGCGCTATCCGCCCATCCGGCATGACCAGCATTTTTGGGTATCTTTGTTTGCCACTAACCGGGATGACGCCGGGGTTTTTCGGGAATGGCAGATCGTCAACGCTGCGGCGGACGATCAAGTCGCAGAGCGGGTGCCGGGATTGGCTGGATTGGGCGGCTAGTAGGGTTGCGTCGAGAGTTAATGCCATTAGGCCACCTCGGACATGATGAGCAAGGTCAGCTTTACTTCCTTGCGCAAGAAGGCATCGTCGACACCGATATGGTATTTGCCGTCCAGACTCATAATATTTACATTGTAGGTTTTGCCAGAGCCGTCGTTTGGATTGAAGACAACCGGGGCATCAGTTACGTAAATAGCATCGAGGCTATCAAAATCGCTGGCCGATAGGTAATCCCAGCCGATTTCTATTACCTCGCCGACGATACTTACTCCCCAGGAAAGGTACGCCACGCTGGAGTATGTCTCGACCGCTGCGGCAGACTTGCCTGGCCGAATCATGGGGCGGTCGCTTGGCTCTCGCGCTGGAGTAAAAGATCCGATAACTATGTTTGCCATTAGCTGTGGTCCCTCACGTATTTTCTTACCGTTTCCTCAACTTCTCTTCTGAGGCCGGAAGTATATTTTTTACTGCCTTCCACGGTAAGCGGCATGTGGATGGTTAAGGACGATCCTCCGCCTCCGACCGCTCGAACACCGAGCTTGCCGCTTTTGTCCCTGGCCAAGGGGAAGATGCCTTCCGGATCACTGCCCTCGCCCATGACTCCGAGGGCGTCACCATAGGCGAATTTGAAGAAGGTGGGTTTTGAGACGACCTGGCCTGAATACTGGGAGAGAGATGGCGAGGAAAAGACGTTGCCTTTGGCGTTGGTCAGCCAATCGAGGGTTGATTGCGATGTCCCTGCCGGAAAAGAACTAAACAGGCTGCCAAAGAAATCACCCCAACCGCCACTTTTCCCCATCATACTGGCCATGGTCATCTGCGCCATAGCATCAGCCCACAGATCTATTAGTGAGTTCGTGAACGATGCAAAGTAATCGGAAAGATCCTTCAGTTCACCGCGCATGCCATCCCCGAACACTTCCGAAAAGGAGCCCTGCATGCTGTTCGCTGTGCCTTCCGCCATGTCTGACATCTGTTGGAAGGTCGAGGGCAAAGTTTTTTTGTATTTCTCGATGCCTTCCTGCCAACCTTGCGCTGCCGTGCCGTTATATGATTGGACGGCTTTTGATAGTCCTAGAATTTTTTGCCGGGCTTCCTCGATGGCTTGCGCCTGGGCCAGCCAACCTGAAGCGTCAGTGGCCTTGTCCATGGTACCGAGCCACTGCTCCTGGACAGAGAGTAATTCCTGATTGAGCGCCAGCCGCTGCTCGGCTGCCTCTGCTTCGCTGATTTGGTTGTAGGCTTCGGCGGTGTCGACCAGGGAAAGTTGGTGCTGGATCTCGGCTTCACGAACCTGCTGCTTTAGTTCAAGTTCTTTGACCAGCGCATCTGCCGCCTCTTTTCTAGCCTTATCCTCCGATTCCCACCATTTTGCCATCTTGGTTGAAAATGCGGCCAGTTCTGATGTCTCCATGGCGTAGGCACTGGGGAGGGTTTCAGCTTTAACGGCTTTCTCTTTAAGGGACCTGGCGATCTTGGTAGGTTTATCTGTGGTTCTCCCACCCCCTGCAACAGTTGCGGCTTTCTTCGCTGCGAATTTGGCCTCGATGTCGTTCATTGTAGCGAAAGCCGCTTCGTCGATAATGGCCATCTGTCGTGACAATTCGGCCCGACCGGTTTTTGTTATTATTCCCTTCCATTTTGCGTCATCAATGGCTTTCAATTTGTCCATGAACGCAAAATACGCGACGGATGCCTGTTGAAGGGACTTGATAAAATCCATCAAGGGCATGATGCCGTTATTGACAATACCGATAGCGAAGCCGGCGAATGAGGTTTTAATCGTGGTCAGGTTATCGTTAAACTGTTCCGCACCCTTGGCAGCTTCACCAGTAAACACGGCACCAAGTGCCCGCGCTTCTGTTGCCATATCCTTTAGACCACTCTTGCCGCTGTTCAACAGAGGTATGAGGTCCGCACCGGAGCGTCCAAACATTCTCATTGACAGAGCGGTCTTTTCGGCACCGTCCTCCATGGTCGAAAACTTCTCAGCCACATCGCGGAACACGTCGTCTGTACTGCGCAGCGTTCCGTCAGTATTTTTAATCTCTACGCCGAGGTCATTGAATGAGCGTATCTGCTCTTTGCCGCCCAGGCTGGCATCTCGCATGTTTTTGCTGAGCTGCTTCAAGCCCATGCCGAGCTGATCGAGCGACACATCGGCCAGGTCTCCGGCATATTTCAGCTCGGACAGTGCCTCCACGGAGACACCGACTTTCTGGGACATCTTTCCCATCTCGTCGGCAGCATCGATAGTGCTTTTGATCCAGGCCGCAAACGCTCCAGCAGATAGGGTCACTCCCAGCCCCGCCATAACGCCAGCCAATGCCGAGAACTTTCCTTTTGCCGACTCGAGGTCGTTTGCCAGGCCACCAAACTGCCCTTTTAGTTCCCGGAAAGCCTGCTGCGTCTGATTCAGGGCCGTGATGACTATCTCGGTTTTATTTTGCTGGGTCATGAGTCTTTATCTCCCTGGTGCAGGTGGAGCAGTCCGCTTTCCCGGACTGCTTGCAGGCCTCGCAGTAGGCGTCTTCCGGTGTTTCTTCTTTGCCGCCGGTCATGAAGGCGATGACCGCCTCGCGGAACAGCAGCTCGCGCTTCCGGTGCTTCAGGTAGGGGGCGCATTCTCCAAGGGTATATCCCCAGAGGACTGCGTCTCGCCGGGTAATGTCTCCGTCGGTGAGATACACGCAGAGCTGTCCGACCCAGTCCTCGTTCTCATCATGCTGCGAACTTTGATTATCATCCCCGCCAGCTTTGTCGAGAGTGAAGCCACCGGGTTGCAGATAAAAAAATCCTCGATTACCTCGACGGCCGTTTCGGCCTCGATGGAAAACTCCAGCTCATCCGCCAGGGCCTGCAGGTCCTTCTTCCTGGGCGACTCTCCTTCGGGCGTCAACACAACCGCCAGGGCCAGCGGGAGACGGTCATCGAGGGCGGCCATAATATCCGGCACGTTCAGCGACGATGGCACGACCAATCCGGCGATGACCTCGCGGATCTGCTTGACCTGCCCCAACACCAGTGTTCTCTGGACGTAGGTTTTACCGCCTATTTCGTAACGCTTTTCTTTCATGGTGACCTTTCAAGATCAGACCTGCCAGGTTTTGAAAACCTGGCAGGTCCAGGGCGTTAAATGGTGGCCTGGGCATTCTTCAGAATCAGCTGAATGGCGGTGGCCTGGACAGAGTCGGAGTAGTACGCTTCGAACGGTCCGCGATAGAGGATCCCTTTCGGCCCTTCGATGACCGGCGTTTCCCGGGAGAATTTCAGTTCAGGGATGAGCAGCTCGAGTGATTCGTTTCCGGCGGTGCCGGCACCGGTGCCGTGCTTCCAGATCAGTTTCAGGCTGGTCTCGGTGAAGCGCAGCGCCTTGTTGAACATGACCAGGTCCTCGAATAGGGCGGTGATCGTGCCGCTTACCTTGACGATGCCCTCGTTGATGCTCCTCCGGACCCCTCCGCCGCCGATGACATACGTTTCACCGTCCAAGTCGTTATCGATGGTGATGTCCACGCTCTGGATCACTGCGACATCGGCGCCGCCTTCCTGCAGTGTGCCGATGGAAAAACCATCGAACGGTGAATGCCCCGGGTCGGTGTACGTGCCGTCGATCGTGGCGCTGCCGAGGGTGCCGTCCACCGTGGCTGCGCCGGTGTCGCCATCGGCGAGCGCTTCATCATTCTGGAAATCGCCACTGGTGTTGATGAGCGTCAGGAAACCGCTGGTGCCGCCGTCGTTATCGCCCATGATGAAACCGGTGCTGGTGCTGGTGGCCCCTGTTGCGGTCTGGCCCACGGCAAAACTCCCAGACTGGCCATCGTATTTCAGGGCCTGAGCCTCGAAGGCGCCCATCAGGTCGAAGGATATGTCCTGGTACCCTTCCGCTTTGGCGCTGATATTCACCCGGCTGATCTTGAGTCCCAGGTACAGGAGGTATTTCCCGAGGTCGGTGAAGCCTTTTTCCATCAGGAGCGACGGCAAATCGCCGACCTTCATGGTGTGGGTGTAGGGGGATGACGCTCCGGTGGTGGTATTGGATCCCAGCGCCGCCCGCAGTAGGGTGCCGATGTTCGGGCAGAGCTGCGTTTTAATGCTGCCGGATACATCGCGATTGCCGCGGACCGGAGCCACCGGGTTACGGCTGTCGCGGATGATCTGGCTGGTGATGGTGTTGATCTTCTCCTGGATGGATTCGTTCTCGAAGTAGAGAAGGTTGAGCGCTGGGGTGTCCGGCATAGCGGCAAAGGTCGTCTCGACCTGGTAGCCCATTTTTCCTTTAGATCCTCTGGCCTGTGGCATTGCTTGTTGCTCCTTTTCTAGCCGCTGACTGCCAGCCGCTGGTTTTTATATTTCCCACTGATTGGTTCTATAGGTGACCGAAAACTTGACTATCCCGGCGCCGATGAGTTTATCGGCCTGCTCGAGGTTGATATCGTGACTGGGTGAAGAGGTGGTTTCCACCAGGCCACCGAAATACTCATCTGTGCCGAGGGCCTTGAACACGTCGGCGATCATGTTGCGCACCACGCTGCGGGTTGTGGAGCCGGAGGCGATCGCCTCGATACTGAGATCCAGTCGGTGGGAAAACTTGCCAATGATGCCGCCGTCCTCGTTGACCTCCCCGGTCGTATCGTACAGGCACAGTGCCGGCAACTCTGTATCAGCCAAAGGCGTGGTGCGCCAGACGTAGACCCTCTGCCCGGCATTGGTGGCATAGCCGCCGGTGGTGAGGATGGTTTTCATCCGGGTTTCGATGGCGTCGACTATCTGCTGGCGTTTACTGCTCATTTA